CGGTAACTTCGCTAGTAGTTGCTTCGGTTTCCCGTGGTGCTTCGTCAACCACTTCCATCTCGTTTACCATGTTAAAATCTTCCATTGTATCTCCTTTGAATTTTGACGCGTTGTCTGCGTGTTACTTAGTGATAACGAACGTATGTTTCTAGGCTCAAATCGCCCCGTAGAGCGACTTTTTCTAGGTTTTGGTAGTAGTTATAGGCAATAAAAAAAGCCACTCACTCCGATTAAGGAATAAGTGGCTCTCTAGGAACTCTGTGTTTATTCTGTTTTAAATGCAGTTGTGTTTAGCGATTGAAGTATTTTTTCTCCCCATAGTCTTGGAATAAAATCTTCGCGCTTTGATTTGCGTTCTTCTACTTCAATCTCGTGGTATTTGCAGTGTTCTGACGGAATTACACGAGCTCCTTCTTCGTCGTAGGCGTATTCTATGATTTTTAACAATTCCTTCTTGGAAAGTTTGTTGATTTTCTCAAAGTCTGCGCCATCGCATATAGTATGTTTCATTTGACACTCTCCTTACTGGCGTTCAATGGTTTAACTGTTTTAAAGCCCTCAAATTTTACTGGTTCGAGCTTAAAGTCTTGTGATTCCGACACTGTAAATGTCACTTTGCATTTAGGGCATTTATACTCAATTATGTATGGTCTTGTCATATTTGCCTTAAATATAAGCCTATTACAGTTTAAACATCTTACCTCTTGCATGGCTACCTCCGTTAAAGCTTCATCTTGTCTAACGTGTTTAATCTGCACTTGGTGTATTCCCTACACTCCTTTAGGCTTTCTATTAGTTGCTTGTCGGACTCTGTTTTGAATAATTTCAAGTTCAGCACCTTGCCGGCAAGGTCGCAACCAATTTGCACCATGCACAGCAGAGCGTAACCGTCACTCTTATACGTCCCATCCTCGTTTTGAAACATTTCCTCACTCCTTTTCTAAAACAAAATAAAACTTGTCGCTCAACTCTTGATGAATCACTTTAAAGCTCACCTTGTAAATACTGCGGAAGTCTGACATTGAAGTCGTTCCAACTTGCGCATATTGGGCTTGGTCTAAGAAAATAAGCGTTTCTGGCTGTATTGCTCTCTTGTGGGATGGATCGCCCCAAGTCCATTCTTTAATCGGCACAGAGGCGTAAAAACGACCTTGTGGTTTGAGTATTCGCCAGTACTCGGAGAACTCTTGGAAGAAGAACTCATAATCTCCTTGTGTTGCAAGGTGTTCTAGTACTTCGTAGGCGTGTATCTCGTCAAACTCTTCATCGTCGAACGGTAAGGGGTGTACGGTTAAATCCCACAATATGTCGGGGTTATGGTCGGGGTTGTAGTCTAGCCGTGTGACGTTTTCAAAGTTGGGGTTGTCTATGTAGATGTCTTTTTCGGTACGGGATCCGCAACCTAGTAGAAGTTCTTTCATTTTATGAACCTCGAATGTTGGCGTAATTCCTCGTCCATCATGTATCGTGTCATTATTTTTAACTGCCATTTCGCTTCGTTAAGTTCGCAAGTAAGTTCCATCAGTTCTTTTCTATGTGCTTCGTTTATACACGCTCTTTCGATGTTTTCTTGCTTTGCGATTGACTCAACAACTTTCCAATCTCTCTTTTCTATTGCTTCTTCCAATGTCATGCGTCTGCATGGTGATGTGTTCATGTTCATTTTATTTCCTCCCTGTCCTCTAAAAATTATGGGGCGAATGGTGAGGATAACCAAACGCCCCCTTGTACTCATTTAAATGCGGGTATGGATTTACACCATACATAGCAAGGGGGCTTTCCGTGCCCTCGTCTTGCCTCGTGAGACGGAGCGCTACCCCGTCCAATGTTGACTCTAGCGTCTACCTATTCCGCCACCGCATTGTTTTAATAAATAACTTCTGTCTGCTTTGAGTTGTCAAATATGTCTGTTCTGACCTCTCCAATGTCGTTACCGTGGTTTTCACATTGGGGATTGGCGCATTTGTAAATCTGCACAATTTCAACGCTGTCGGCGGTCTTTACGGGTGTTCCTTCCCTTATGAATGGTTCTGCGTTACATTTACTACACCGCATTTTGTTTCTCCTCTCTGCGGTTCCACTCTTCTTCTGCTTGTTCTTGTGTGTTTGAACCGCCTGTCATTACTCCGCAATTAGAGCAGACAATTTGATGGCAATTATAATCGCCCCAACCGTATTGCGCTTCTGCTTTACCTCCGCAGAACGGGCACGGTTTTAATTCCGTCATACCGTCGTTCCTCCTTCGTACTGCGCTAATAAAGCGTTCTGTTGGTCTATGATTCCCATGGCCTTTTCAAGCTGGGTTTGTGCGGATTGTTCTTGCATTATCCGCTGTTGTTCCATTAAGGCAGCTCTCTTGTCCAGAATGTCTTTAAACTTGCCCTTAGGTGCTGTTCCGTCGTCGTCAAGTGCTTCAACGTATTCATTAAAGGTGATGTGACTGTTTGCAAGTGCATTTTCAAGTGACTGTTCCCGGGCAAACTTTGAGTATGGGTTGGTCGGGGAGGTGTCAATTCTTATTTGAGCATTTAAGGATTGCAGAACTTCGGCTGGTATGGTCTGATTTACCAGTAACTTGGTTCCGTCTTCCTGTTCTTCTTCAATCGGAACTTCAAGGCCGTTAGGGTTATAAGCAATCCATGTATCAAGGTAAATCGCCGCAACTTCTTCTATGAACATCTTGTGGTATGCTTGCGGTTTGTTAGTCGCTATCGCTTGTTGGTCTTTTACCGCGATTATAGCGGCTCCTGATGCTTGTTCGGGGTTTATATTGCCTGTTGCGTTATCCCCGGCGTTGGCGAGGTCGCGAGACTTATCAATATATTCGTCTTGTAGTTCCTTTGGCTCGCTTGTTGCTGACTGTGGAGAAACGTACCCAAAAGCTTCTGAAATCTTTGTAACGTTGTCCTTAATTTTCATGACCACGCCGACTTTTTTGGCATCGTCAGGGTTTGAGATCGCTTGGCTTACTACAGGTTTTGGGAACGCCGATAGTTTAATTGACTCTTCTCTGCGGTACAGTAACCTATTAGAGTTAATTTGGTTGTTCATCTGTCGCTTGACTTCGCCAATACCTCGTGAGGAACCGCGTTTTGGGTACCACATCATTTTGGCGATCGGATAACGTGTTACGCCTATTCCAATTTCATTGCCGTCTTTGTCTCTGCCCACAACTCTTTCTAATGGTTGATAAATTACTGTTTGGGTCGATCTTGCAATATAAACTCCATACTTGTCGGCGTAAGGCGGTGGAAGTATTTTTTTCTCTAAGCAAACAACGCCGGAGCACTTTTTGTCATTCTCTACTTCTTCCTTTGCGTCTTTTGGCAAAGTTACCGTGTTGTCGTCGGCTACTATGGATTCAATCTGCTGTTCGTCTATTCCGTTTTTACGAGCATCTTCTTTTACGTCGTCAACAAATCTTCTTTCGTAAATGATAATTCGTTTCTGCTTCTGAATGTCCTTTTCCTGTTCGTCAGAAAAATATATGTTAGTCCGGTCTATGACTTGATGGTCGAGGTTTGAGTTATAGAAGAACAAATATGAGTCACCAGTAACACAAGCGGCGTTTACTACTTCCCAATCTGCGATATCCATCTTGGTTAGTTCCCATTTAGAAGCGGCGTAGGCGTTTAATTTTTCGCACGCGTCTTGATATACCGCTTGGTTTTCACCAGTGTTCAGAGGGGAGTAATTGATTGTCATGGCGTTCATTGCCACCATTGCGACTTTATGTTCGACTATGCCAGTTATAAAGTCATGTTGTGACATATGCTCGCCGCCACTCTCGACAAACTCCCATTGATTACCTTGCACCATTGCATAAAACTCTTCTGTTTCGGAGTACATCTTGACCTTATTGTGATGGTCGACTCCGCGGTCGTAGTGTTTCCAGATCGCCGTGGCGTTGTCTGTATCTTCGTATTTCATATCTTCACCTGTCCTTCACTCGAACCGTGATAGTTCTCAATGTTTTCCTGTATGATTCGGGCTCGTTTCTCTTCTTCAGTTTCCTTTGGTTCTTTGGGCTTAAATAATCCGTCTAATGCTCCACCATTCCAATTTAACTTTGACGGCTTAAGTTCTTGCTCTCGCTGTGGGCTTACGTTTTTGATTGCGTCCGTCATTTTTTCAAGCTCTATCGACAATAAGAAAGCACCTCCCATGATTGCTGTGGGTGTGCTCTGTTCGATTACTGCTATAAGTAATGCTAGGCCAGACATAAATAGCATTAGCGGGTAATAGAATCTATTAAGTCGTTTCATGTGCTACCTCCAAATTACTGCCTTCAAACCTATGTTTATTTATTTGATGGCATTTAGGACACACGCAATATATTGCGCCATTCACTAGATTTGACGGAACGGCTTTCGGGTCGTTTAATTTATATCCAACGCGCCCGTCTTCCGTTTTATCTGCCGTATAGAGTAAATTTCCGCATGTACAAAATGCCTTGGTGTTTACAATATCCATATTCCCTCCTCACAAAACTCTAACTTCGTCCCCGTACCCTGACGGATCAGGTTTTTCGCGCTCAAAATCGAAATTGTAATGCTTTCTTTCTGGATCTTCTTTAATTTCAAACGACTGCTGACCTCTTATTTCATTTGCTATCATGTCGCTGAAAAGTTGATCGTCGTGCTTTCCGCTTATTGCGTCAGGTCTGCCGTTCTTGTCGTATACAAATGTCATGCACTCTCTTAGCATGGTTAGGTCGTTGAATAGTTCTATGTGGTCTTGAATTAGTCCGACTTCTTTGTCGATGATTAACGGGCGCGTGTTTCCGTCTGTTCTCCATCCGTATTTCTTCTGATATGCTTTTGTGGCATCGTCGTATTTCTGTCTTACGTATTGTTTCGGGTAGTTAAGTCTTTGCAGTTCTTCAATCGGTGCGGTGTTCCAGTTCATTTCTACGCCGATTAATGCGGTGTTGAAGTAGATTCCCGCACAGTACATTTGATGGGTGTACGGTCTGGATTCCATTAACTGCATACGAATTGACGCTACTCTGTTGCCTGTTGCGTTGTTTATGACTGTTCCTGTGTAGAAGTCTTTTCCTTCGCCTTTGGTGTCTCCACCTATGACGTATGGGTACTTGTCTTTGCGGTCTTCGTATATTCTCACGGCTCCATTGGCATCTGGCACAAATTTGATTGATTCGTTTTTAATCTTGTCTTGCGTTTCGGGATCGTTCCACTCAAAAGAAAAATGCCCCTGTTTAAAAGGACATTCTTTATACTGGGTTTCAAGTTGTGATATTCGCGCCGCTACTTGCTCGGTGTCGAATACTGGCCTGCCGGACATTATAAACGCTTCTTCTGGATTGCTTGGGTACTCCTGTTTAAAAGTGTTTATGTCGCCGTTACAGTTGTTTTTAATGCACCATCTACGCCATATGATCTGTTCTCTGTCTAATGAGTAGATTTTCATTAGTTCAGCTTCGTCTTTTGTTAAGGCCGAGTCATCGTCTGGTAGTCGGTATTCGTCCAGTTCCCACCATGCGCAAAATACAGGGGCGAAGTCATTTTCTCCGGCTACCGCTTTATCCCATAAATCTTTAAAGTCTTCGTAGCCGTTGGCGGTGCTTTCAATAATAACCATCGTATTTACATCGTAAGGTACGGCTTGTAATAGTCCGGCTAGTGTTGCTTTCTTGTCGCCCTCCCAAAATGCGTACTCTGATATGTGCAAATTCTGAAAGGTATCGGATCGCCCTATTGAAGTGTTTCCGGCCGTCATACATTTAATGGCTGAATTGAGTCCGGTTCCCGTAGAGTTATTGAATATTAACTCTTTGGCGTTGCTTGCTTTTAATTCGGGTTTTAATATTGGTTCAAGGTTGTCGTGATACCGCTTGAACATATTGAAAAGGTTTGTGGTTGCCGTGGCTTCGTGTGCCACTATGCCACTATTGATGTTCTTGGACATTGCGGTCTTTTTATAAATGATTGCCTCAACCTCCGTGGAGATTCCTTCCTGCCTTGCCTTTAAAACTATTGCTCTTTGTGGCTTGCCCTTCTTGTGTTGCTCTTGTAGGGCGCCGTATAGCTTTAATTGGGGTTTATTTAAGAGTAGTGGCACAATCTTGGCTTTCTTGTTTTTGATCTTTAAATGCGCCTCTATGAATCCTCTTGTATTGATTGCCATTTGTTTACCATAACCCTTACTGTTTTTGTAATATCCCCGTGTATTTTTTGTCTTATTTTAAGTAATCGTTGAAATTGCGATTGACTTTGGTTTACATAATCTAGTATTCATCACCTTTGAGTTTATCCAGGTACTGTTCTATGGAAAGCGAGGTATCTGTTTTGTCTGTGGCTTCTCCCATTAGTAGGAGATCCAGTTTAACAAGTGTTTCTAAATCCTTTGTGCTTTTGACCTCTATTTCACTAACGCCGCCGATTGCTTCTCGGATGATTCTGCGGTAGTTTGCTTTCTCATTTAGTATAGTTGTGTTGGTCTTCTTCTCTAATCCCTTTGATATTTCAATGTCTCTCTGCACTATTCTTTCTTGCCAGTTAAAGGCTTTGCTCCACTTTTTTACTGCTGCTGTGCTTATGGGATACTTTTGGGATACTTGCGGGATACTCCGGTTCTCGCCTAGTGAGTAGTAGTACTCAAAGGCTTCTTTGTGTTGTAATGTCTCTTGCATACTCTCACCCC